CACCTTTTTTCTTGGAGATTGCCTTACCAATCGCCTTTCTCTTCTTATGAAGATACTTATCTGACTTATCTACATCACCATCATTATCGATGTCTGCATCTTCCTGACCTACTGGGTCAAGTTTCTTTCCTTCCTTCATCCAACGAGGAACAGTGTCGTCCTTCACTTTCTTCATGTCTGCAATCGCTTTCTCATTATTCTTTTGACGCTTTTTCATATCAGTCTCAAGATATGAATCGTCTTTTTTCTCAGAAATCTGTTCCAGATAGATTTTTGAAATATCGTTAAGATGAGTCATTAGTATGAAGTATTACTTTTTAGCCTTATACTTATTTATAAAATTGCGGATGCTCTTAACATCTGCCATTCTCATTGTGTATTGAGTAAGTGCTGGTGTTCCAACTTCTCTTTGGTCTGCAGGGACACCAGATACATCAGTAAATGCTTTCTTCTCTACTACATCAGTAATCCAAGACTTGAACATTACATTCTCTTCCGTAGCACAGATAAGATAGTTAGTTCCACGACGAATAATCTTACCTCTCAATCCAGTGTTTGCGTTCTCTACGATTGTTCCTTTTCTAAAGATGTCTCCACCAACATAATGTTCTCTTAGATTCTTATAGTTAGATCTAGGAGACACTTTCCACATCTCACTTTTTGTCTCTACGCCAATACCACTCTTGACTTTCTTGAATAACTTTTCAGAATCTTTGAAGTTCTTTGGAAGACCTGCCTTAAATCCATCAAGATTATCTTGAGCAGCAAACTCTCTCATCTTAGATGATGTCTCACTATCATTATCTCTTTCACCACCAGCAACTACAGTGATGTCGTCAAAGTTATAAAGGTCCCCATTGTGCTTCTGGGCAAGACCTCTGAACTCACCAAGTCTATCAGCACCAACAACAATCGTTACTTCTCTGTAACCTTCATTCTCCATCTTTTGAAGAACATCAAAGATAGTAATCGCTTCATCATCATTCATAATGTTGTCCTTAAATGAAGGGAACATCTTTTTCATAAACTCAATTTTAGTTTCAGGTTTCAGAGGATTCATGTCAGAATCTTGTCCTCTGGAAGGATAAATCTTCAGGTCAGATCCACCAGCAATTCCTTTTGCAGCAGTGAATAATTGCTGATGCTTCTTGGTTGGTGGATTAAACTTACCAAATACCAAAGTTACTTTATTACCACCTTCACCATCTTCTGGTGCTGGTTCTTGTGTTTGTGGTTTCTCTGGTTCTTTTGGTTTCTTTTTCTGGTCTGGAGGAACATCTCTTCCAGGTCTTTGTCCTTGATTATAAAACTTCAGATCACCACCTTCAGTCTTTGCGACAAACTCTCCAGACGCATTATACCATCCGCCATGACCATCTCCCTTGAGTCCCATTTTCTTTGCTCTTTGGGACGCAAGTGACTCTTGTGCTTCAGTTATAAAACGCGAAAAGTTTTTCATATTTTTTACTAATATATTATATTTATTTCTGTTAGGATCTCAAAATTTTTGCGTAGTTGATATTTCTCATCGACATAATCTCATCATCTTCAACTACATGAAGAGAACCAGCAACTTCTTGCCAAGTATATCTTCTTGGTTCATTCCAATGATAATTTATTCCTTGAAATCCCCAATTAAAAATAGAAGTCACAGCAACTAATGGATGTTGATCATAATTAATGTCTGGAGTCTTGGGATTGTAGATAAAAGTATAATAGTTTCCTACTTCAGGAACTAATTCAGTTTTATCAAACACATCAATTATCTCAACCATAATTTCTTCTGGGTCAGAAAGATACTCAATCCTTTCCTCTAGAACATCTAATCTACTTATAGATTCTGCTTTCTTTCTTCTCTGCTCTTCTAATTTTCTCCTTTGAGATGTTAAAAGAGATGGTGCCTTTTTGGCCTTGCTTAGTTTTCTAGGCATATATTAATACAATTTTAGGTGTACTGATGCTGGAATCTTAATAGACGGAGAAACTTTTGTAGATAATTTATCAAATGCAATCTTTTCCGCTTGCTCATAAGTTAGAGATTTTCCAATTTTTTTTGCTCTATATTTTTCTTCTCTTGCTGCTCTTCCTAAAATTCTTTCAAATTCTTTTCTGCGAATAACACCTTTACTGGTACAAGACTTCCATAAGTCAATGATTATTTCATCTTCTTTCCCAGATTCTTTTATTGCTAATGCCATTTCCAATTTATTTTGAGCGTCTTTTGCATATTTAAGTTCTTCATTTCCACTCATTTTTTTATTTCCTAATTTAATATTTCCAGATGCCTTATTAGGATCTAGTTTTTTCGCCATGTTTTCCATATATTTCTTAGATCTATCAATGTCCGCATCATAAACATCAGTTAATATATTTGCATTATTTGGAACAGCATCTCTCCTTGCTTTATTAACAGCATTTTTTCCCCTAGAAGTATAAAAAACGCTTTCTGCCTGATCCATTGACATTGATCCGCCGCCCGCAGCTCCAAATTCTCCTGATGATTGCACTACAATGTTATTAGATATTCCTGGATTTACATAATCATATTCAGTTTTTATAACTTGCTTCCCATTAGCATCTAAAGTAGCAACTTGAGTTTTTAAATTATATTTTAAATTTCTACCTCCGGTTCCTCTTTTACCGCCAACAATATAACTATCACCAGAAGAAACTATAGGATAAAGTTTATCAGTAACTACTGGATCTTTTGGTTGTTGATCTTTATCCTTTCTGCCATTATTAATACCAACCCTACTTGTAAATACTGCACCAGATCCCGTTGCCTTTTTCAAAGATATAGGGATGAGCATGTTCTTTTCATACAAGACCAATAACAATTCATTCATTTTCTTTACGTCATATATTGCAGTCTCTTTTTGTTTTGATATTTGAAGAACACTCATAAAAGTACTATCAATGACAGAACTATGTGAAATTAAATCTCGTATTTCCCTAACCGCAGAATCTTTGTAAAACCAAACGTCAGCAGGATTCCACCTATCATCAGCAAACTTTGCACCAAAAGAAGATTTAACTTTTTTCAAAAATAAACTCAAGTTAGTTAATGTATAAAACTCTGACTGTCTAGTCACATTAAACGTTGGTGATGATGCAATTTTTCCCTTCTGATGTTTTCTAAAACTAACAACTTGAGATTTTAATGCATTATGCCAATCCAAACCACCATCTTTTTTTGATGGAAATTTTGCTTTGGCAGATTTTAAATCAGCAGTATTAAATCTACTATCCAAAGGCATATTTTTAACGCACCAACTTATGCCCCTATCATTCAAAAATTTAGAAAATTTACTCCTATCTTTTTTACTGTATAATTCTATCCATGTATCTGCAGTAATGTTATTTAAATTTGGATCACTTTTCGATAGTGCAAAATAAAATACCCACATTTGTTCATTAAAAGTTTCTCCTGAGGGTAGTGAAGCCATTGGTTATTATCTTGCCTTTCTAACTATTTATGAAAAAACCTCCCATTTCTGGGAGGTCTCTAAATCAAACTCTACCTCTGGTCTTAAACTTATGAGTCTTTCCACCTTTACCATAAGTAGAAACTGAAACCTCAGGTCTTCTCTTATCTACAGTGTATCCCTTCTTTTCATCAGGAACAGGTTTTTTCATAGACCTCCCTGCGTATTCAGTTTTTTTTTCAGGCTTCTTTTTGAACATTCCTAAGATTTCATCAATCTGCTCTTCAGTAATCGCATTCGCCATAATCCAGTTTGCTTCCTGAATGTCTTGTGCGATTTCCTCATCAATCAGAAACTCAAGGATAACATCAAAAGCATCGAACTCTTCTCTACGAAGTTTCTCTTTTACCTTTCTCTTTACTTCACCAGCAGCATACTGAACTGCTGCCTTTGGGTTCTTTTTGATGTCGTCTCTTACTGCTTTGTTGAGAGCAGCTCTCTTTTCTGGTTTTCTCAACCAACCAGGATTGTTATGGATTCCCTGCTTGTAAGCATACTTATTAATATGCTTCTTGACTTTCTCACCAACTTTATCTCTGAGACCTTCTTCTACGTTCTCGACTTCTTCCATTCTAGCACCAGACTTATGGCGGGTTGTGCCTGCAGAATCAACATAAGTTTCTCTCTCCCTTCTAGGAGTTACATAACCAACTCCAGGAACTGCACCAGTCTTACCAGCATCTCTAGCAGCATTTCTTGCTGCTGCTCTTTGTGCTGCTCTCTTACGATTTCTATCATAAGAACTCATTGCTTCATCAACTTCTTCAACTTCCTCTTTCTTCATTCCTGCTTTATACTCAGCATCTCTTCTTGCCTTTTGTTGAGCAGGAGTCAGTGAATAGTCATGACCAAAGTCGTTTCCAGCTGCGGTAGTGCCTTCACGCTTTCTTTGTGCTGCCATTCTCTTGGCACGACGAGCTGCCATTGCTGCGAGTGAATCTGCCTCATCAACCTGCTCTAATTCTTCTACTTCTTGAGGAGCATGAACTTCCTGGTATGCTTCCATCAAACTTCTAAGTTCTTTAGAATCCATCTTTGATAATCTTTAACTAGTATAAAGATATTTATAAAAAAAGACCCTCAAGGGGTCTCGGTTTCTTCTTCTTTTTTCTTGTTAAATCCAAAGGGTGCAGAAAGTTTTTCTTCAATTTTTAGTTTTACAGCAGCTTCAGCAATTGATGCCATGGCGGATAGAACATCTGCTGGTTTTGCATCTTCACCAAGTTCCTTGGCGACATAATGATACTTAGGCCAGAACAGTTCTCCTGCCTTTTCGTAATCTTCAACTGTTAATGGTTTCATTTTCCTACTCCGTAATCAGGTGCGTTTTTCTTTTCCAGTTCTCGAATGTTTTGATGTAGTCGTTCTAATGCTTCACGCATTTCTGGTGTTTCCTCCCACTCCCAAGTATCACCTTTGGAGTTCTTCTTTGATTTTTTACTCATTTGTATTCTTTTCCAGTGACAGCACACTCATGCTCAATTAATTCTTCTTGTTCTTCAGACCTTTTAATTAAATCTTCAGTCCACATCTTCATCCTTTTAAGAGAATCTAATCTCATATCTCTATAAAATTTTTCATCAGTTCTAATGTGGTCCCACTTTTGAAGTTCATAAGCAACTGCATGTGAAAATCCAGTTGTAAAGTCGTATTCTTTTTTACTCACAAGTCTCCCTCCTTAGTAATTAGAATGTTTTCAAGATACTTGTCGATACGTGGTGAAACCCATGGGGTCTTAAGAGCAGTGAAAGAACCTGAACCATCGTCAGTCGTCATCAGAATCCAGAATGTACGATACTCTCCTGTTTTTTCATTTAGACGAGGTTCCAAATAATTTGGAGAAAATCCAATCATTTTATATAGAGAACCTTTATATCCTTCATCAAGTTGTTCTCTCACAGGAAGAGGAAGTTGAGAAACATCAATCTCATCAAGGTAATACTTTGTCTTCACAGGTCTCCCTCTTTACGGTTCTCGGAATAGTGAACATCAAACTCACCACCAGGATAACGAGACCTCAGTTTCTCAACATTCATCTCCATGATTTCATCGAGAGAAGTACCAAGACCCATACATGCTTGAGCAACATACCACATGATGTCGCCAAGTTCACGCTTCAAGTGAAATAGGTTCTCTTCAGTTACAGGTTTGCCTTGGAAGATAGTCTTCTTAATGATTTCAGTAAACTCACCTGCTTCGGCAGACATACCTACAGCAGCAGTAAGCAGTCGCTCGGTAGGAAAGTCTTCTTCTTCAAGAGTTTCAAGTCGAGCAATGAAACTTTCATAGTCTTTACTTTCATTTGACGTGACTGCATCAACGAATTCAACATACTTTTGGGTATCAACATTACTCATAGTTCTAAAGGTTGTAGGTCAGATTGGGGAAGTGATTGTTGCATAGGAAGTTCAAAGTCTGGTGCTACTGCAACATGAGGCACGTCAACTGTTTGTGGTGGATGTGGAAGATAAATCTTTTCCACAGTTGCATCTGGATATTTTTCCAGAAGACTATCAACATCTCTTTTCGTTCCACAATGCATCTGCGGAATTCCATTAGGATGATTTGGAATTTTCACTTCATAGTAGTGAGGAGGTTCTTGAGCAACCAATTCAGATTGCATTTTTCTTGTAGTAAGTCCCATTAGAAATTAAATGCTCCAAACTTGTCTTTTAGGTTTGGTTTACTTTCCTCATAAGTATACTCCTCATCCTTACCATTGTCAAGGATGTCGTCTTGTGCTGACTGCTCACAATCGAACAATCTCATCTTTGCTCTATCAATACCCACTACAAATCTCTTATTCATTGTGGGGTCATTGTATCGGTTCTTTAACTGCTTTACCATAATTTGTCCCAACTCCTCAAGCTCATCTGTAGAAATAAGGGCAAACATAAGATCAGCAGTAGCAGGGAGACCAAAGGACTCGCTAGTATCAGTAAGCTCAACATCAGAGCTACCATAACCAGAACGAGTGGTCTGCGTGGCAGAAACGATAGGGACGTTTGCTTCAACAGCCAACCCTCTAAGTTCTTCTGCAATAGACTTAATATACGAATATGAATTGACAGTGCTGTTTCCGCGATACCTGCTGGAAGCACATATATTAAGGTAATCAATGAAAATAATGTCAGGTCTAAATGACTTCTTAAGGGCGAGTTCATTAAGAAGTGCTTTAAAGTGTCCAGCATGAGCAGAAGCAGTAGGATACTCTTTAATAATTAGGGTTCCATTTGTCTTCTTGGAGATGTTATTTATTTTAGTATCAAAAACACTCTTCGGAAGTTCAGAAATGTCTTTGATGTTTACGTTGAGGAGGTTCGCGTCAATTCGTTCAGCAATTCTCTCTTCCGCCATTTCCATTGTAATGTAGAGAACGTTCCTCCCCTGGAGCAGCACGGAGCTAGCCACATGGCACATGAATAGAGACTTTCCGACCCCAGTACCAGCGAGCGCGACATTAAGAGTCTTGTTAGGTAAACCGCCTTTCGTGATTTTGTTAAAGTAGTCGAGATCAAATTCAATTCTGTCTTCCTTTTTTCTATAGTATTCGTATCGTCCTTCTGCATCTACGATGTAATCATGACCAACATGATTATCGAAACTTACTGCTAATGCCTCCTGAAGGATAGAAGGAATAGCGTCTCTATTTTTTTCACCCTGCCCATCAGCAAGTTGAACTGACTCCATAAGTGCTAGGTATATAGCACGATCACGGCACCATTTCTCAGTCGTATTGATCAACCAATCATTTTCAACACTGATTGGATCTAAATTTTGAATAAGATTACAAATCTCACCATACTGCTGTTGATTAAGATCAGAACGATCATCAACATCAATTACCAACGATTCCCTTGTAGGAATGCTATTGTATTCAATTACAAACTTTTTAATCTCTTCATACACAACTTTTTGATTAAAGTCTTCGAAGTATTCTTCCTTAATAAAAGGAAGAACTTTTCTAGTATACTCTTCATCATTCAAGAGGCATTTCAAAATTAAAAATTCAACTTTATCCATATCTAAATGCAAACGAAATACTTACTCTTGTTTTATCTTCTCTAAATGGGAGGACCATGTGAAGAAGATATGATGGAAATAAAATCAATACTGATGCTGTTGGATAAAGATGATAAAAATCAACATTGAAAGCAGATGCTTTATTTGTTGGTAGTTGAACTTTCTTACCATAAGAAGGGTCCTGTAAAACTAAAGACCCACCATCCTCATTATCCCAACTTCCAGGTTTTAGTGGATTTTGTGTTGTGTAATTAAATCTCCAATCATCACCAACAATAGATTCTATCGGATAGTAAACACCTGCTAGAGCAGTTGTTCCGTGATGATGCATGAAGTTCAAATCACCAGATTGATTTATGTTTGCCCACAAGTCTGTACATACAATACCATCTTTGTATCCATGTTGCAAACAATACTGATTTCCAGATTCAGTCAAAATCTTAGAAAGAGATTTATAACTATCATACTTTCTTTCTAAGTTAGTTGTGCTGTGCCATCCTCCCATGTTGCTGTGGTCTTGACCAGAATTATCATTCTTCTCGGAGATAGCATCTTCAACTAACTTGATGTTTAAGTTATGGTTTGTCTTCCCAAAATTTTCTAGTCCAATTGGAATAGGAAATAATGGTAAAGACTTAAGTACCATAACTAAATTCTCCTTGTGCAATTACATCCAGTTTTTCCATGACTTCTGGAGTGAAGTATTTCTCAGGTTCTTTTAGAATTTGTTTTGCATAAACTTTCTTCATTTCACCATCAACTTCTACTTCATAACGTCCTGCTACATTCTTCCACATTCCACCAAGTTCTCCCAATTCAAGAAGACCATAGTATCGATCAAGACCACGCTCATCATAATAAAGACGAACTTCAACATCCTTATTCTCTTTACTCAGACGCGACTTAGCAGTCTTTGCCTTGATAATGTTTCCAATAACTTCTTTTCCATCCTTTTCTTTTTTCTTAGATAGATGAATAATCGTGGATGCCGCATACTTAAGACCAGAACCTCCACCCATCTCTTTAGTTGGAACATAAGCACCGATAACATCATAAGTGTGATTAGTCACAATCATAGGAATGTTTGCTTGACCCAACTTGAGTGTGAGCATCCTAAAAGCACCTTTGATGAGTTGGGATTTAGTCATGTCCCGAACTTGCTTATCGTTAAGTGCGTCAGTAATCTCTTTCTCAGTTGAAAGCATACCCAAAGAGTCTAATACCATCATGCATGGTTTACGCTCATCTTCAGGTTTTTTTAAGTACATGTCTACCATCTTGAGTGCCTTACCACGGAACTCTTCAACAGTTACAACATTCACTACCACAGTGCGATTAAGGTCAACACCACGACTTTCTAGGAGCGATTTATTGACAGCTGCCTCAGTATCAAAATACAAGCAGTATCCATCAGGATTAGACTCCAGAAAATTCTTAACCACTGCGAGGCTAAAAAAAGTTTTTCCAGTGCTAGACTCGCCAGCAATGGCAGTAATCTTATTCCCAGATACACCACCAAATATAGACCCTGAAACAAGTCCGTTAAAAATGTACGAACCTGTGTCCACGTAAGTTTCTTGGTCGTCGATGTCGGCGGCAAGTTTGGTGTGCTCATCTCCAACCTCTTTTATAATATCCTTTAAAAAATCCATTTCAATTAATAGCAGAGTACAAGTATAACATCAGGAGAAGAATGAATCAAGAGTTGCTGTCCTCTCAACTTTCCACTCAATCGCATCAAGAATAGCCTTCAAAGGTTCCAAGAAACTTTTATCGAACTGTAAGTCGTAATCGATGTAAGAAACAACTCCAAGTTCTTTTGGAAATTCTTGAATAAACGAAATCACATTCTCGTGAATTATGTTTGGTTTTTTGAGATAGAGAAACTTAATCTTCTCTCCGTTCTGAATAAGTGAGTATTTATTGGTCAGTTTTTTCTTCTTCACATAATGATTATAAAGAAGTGCTCCACGAACATGAATAGGTGTTCCCTTGGAATAAATGTCTGAAGATGACTTCCATTTAATCACATCAGATACTGAACGAGGAAAAGCAATCTCTTCTGGGGAAAGTGTCTTGAACTTTTTCCTACTTTCATCAATGTATTCAATTACCTCATCTTCAGTTCCACTCATCATAAGTTTGAGAGCATCCTTAATCATCTGACGACAAGGTGCTGGCGTAGAAGATTTGACTGCCTCAATACCCATCATCTTTAGTTTAGGTTCAGTGTATTGGACACCTTCACTATTCCATACGTTGAGAATGTATCGCTTCTTTGCAGTCCAGATTCCACGTTCAGCAATGTTCTCACGTTTCATCTGCATCTTCTGATCGTAAGCATTTACGTATTCCGCCAGTTCTTGGTAAGAACTTTCAATATACTTCTCAAGTTCCACTTGACAGATCTTATCAAGGATCGAAACAATGCTTTCAGAAGTTCCCTCGAATAGTTTATCGACCAAAGGACCCATGTTGAGATAGATAGAATCAGTATCAGAAGCAATAACATAATCAACTTCCTCGGTGTGTAAGATTTTGTTTAGGTGCTTATTCATTTTATTCTCAATCCAACGGATAGAGACTTGACCAGAAAGCGTAATCGCCTCCGCATTGGCCAGTTTATAGTACCTAAAGTACTGATTACCAATAGCACCATATGCAGAGTTGAGTTGAATCTTGCGAGCCATCTGAATGTTATTGCATCTAGCAATCTCTTTCTCAAGTTCTTTAGTAGGTGTCTTTTCATAATCTTGTTTCGCAGCAAGCATTTTCTTTTTGTAGATAGTGCGATCCTTATAGATCTTATCCATCAGTTCAGGAAGAAAACCACGAACATCCTTACGATACATTGCACCATTAGCACATACCGCATTATCTTTATACATCTCAAAGGTCAATTCTTCATTGAGAATTTTATCCACAGTTACACTTGGATGACGCTGATCCAAAAGTGTTTCTGGGGAGATGTTGTATTGCATAATCAAGTGCGGGTATAGAGAGTTAAGGTCAAAACTCACAACCCAATCATACTTACCAGGAATTGGTTCTTTTACATAAGCACCTGCATACCTTTCATCCTTATCAGAACGAACGATTGGAGGAATTACAATGTTTCTCTTTTTCAGATAGTTGTAGATAATCGTGTCCCACATACGAACCTGAGAGAACACATCAGCATAATTTGCCTTAGCGTCATACGCCATGACGATAGCAAGTTCAATGAGTTTCATCTTGTCCTCCATTCGGTCAACAAGTTCCACGTCAATGATGTTGTATTCTACAAACTTCTGCCATCCATTTGTGTAGAAATCTTTGAAGGTCTCAAACTCAGAGTGGTCAAGTTTTTTCTGTCCCAGTTCTACACTTGCAATGTAGTCTAGTCGATAAGATTCTTGTGCCTTATAAGTAAACTTCTTATAAAGAGTCAGATAGTCAAGTTGAGTGATACCACCAACGTCATAGTAAATTTGCTCACGACCAGAAATAAACGCTTTTCGTTCAGTCACCAATCCCCAAGGAGAAAGGCGCTTCATCAACTTCTCACCAAGAACACGATCAATACGACGAACCAAATACGGCATGTCGTAAAACTCACTGTTCCATCCAGTCACAACTTCTGGGCAGTTATCTTCAACCATCCACCAGTTGATAAAGTTAATCAGAAGATCATACTCAGTTTCAAATCCTTTGTAGATAACATTCTTCTGTTTGTTATTGAAAGAACCTTTTCCCCAAGTACGGATCTGTTTGGTAGCATAATCCTGTACTGTAATCAGCAGAACTTCTTCAGCAGCAGATTCTACATCAGGGAATCCGTTTTCTGATGCTACCTCAATGTCAATAGTGGAGATTTTGATTTTCTTAGTATCAAACTTAATTTCATCTTCAGGATACATCTCTGAGATGTATTGATAGATGAACCTTTCGTTTCCAGAAATACTAAAGTTTTCTACACCCTCATACTTTTTGATAAAGTCTCGACATTCACGAACTGTTCCAGGTTGAACTGATTCAACACTATCCCCATTCAGTGTCTTATACTTCGTTTTCTTATTTGAGGGGACAAAAAGAGTTGGGTAAAACTTCTCTCGGATTGCAAAATGTTTTCCATTTTCATACCCTCTAACGAGAAAGTTATCTCCAACCATCTGGACGTTTGTGTAGAAGCGCATTATTTAATCAAAGTTTGATACTTTTCAAGAAGTGTTGGTTTAGGGTCAGCAAGAGTCAGAATCTTATCTGACGAAATCATGTACTTATTATCAGAAGTAAACTCAATCAACCACGGAGAAAGTGTGCAGTCTGACTGGTTCAATAAAAATGGTTCAGTCAGTCTACAATCAGGTTCACCAAGTTCTGTAGTCACTTCTTCAATCTGACTGATCAGAATCTGATTGTTCGTCAGCAGAATCAATTTGATCGGGTTCATTTAAAACATCCTCTTCATACATTTTTTTAAGTCCAGGTGTTGGTTCCAGTGCAGTCACAAGAAAATCTGGAATAATAGGCACTACCTTATCAGCAGAGAACCTTGGCCAAGGGTTCAAAGAAATACTCATTTGCTCTTTCTCATCACCATCATCATTAGTAATTCGATACTTGCCATTCACATCAATGG